CAAGAAATTGAAAAGGTACTACCGCAAGTTGTTCAAGAAGATGGCGAAGGTATGAAATCCGTAGCCTACGGAAACATAGTTGGTGTGTTAATAGAAGCAATTAAAGAGCAACAACAACAAATAGACGAACTTAAAAAGAGATTAGATGGCTGTTCCAAGTAGTGGAGAATTAAGTATGCTTAAAATGGCGAAAGAGAAAAAATATGACGACTACAATTCTGGGTCTAGTATTAATCCGCCTATAAGTTTATTTGATTTATTTTTAGGTGGCAATGCTCACGGTTCTGGAGAAAACTACGAAGCGACTAACACTAACGGGGTTAATTACCCTTATCCAACTACATTAACCGAGTTTAACCAAAATAGTGAATTAAGCATAGGCGAGTGGTATGGATATGACCACGACTATGGATTGTCTTGTTCTACTTTATTTGCATTTACTTCCGTTAAAGGGATTAATGCTCAAACTTGTAATACAACTAGAACACTGACTAGGTATAGGAATAATTCTGTTTGGCTAAACGCTACCCAATTATATGAAAATATAGGGGGCGGAAGCTGTCAGCCTGCGCCTGCCGATTATTATTATGACCCTAATGCGCCTCAAGGAACTCCCGTAAGGTATTGGAATGGCGCTGCATTTACTGGAAACTTTGGTTGTTTATAATATGACAAAAATTGAACAAATATTTTATGGGTGGGCAAAGTATTCATTTGCTTTATTGGGATTTAAACCAACTAGAGAACAAGCTGAATTAGCCGAGCATAGACTTATAGTGTGTGATTCTTGCGAAAAGAGAACGGAGAACAAATGTAAAATCTGCGGCTGCAACCTAGCCGCAAAGACTTTAGTAAAAGGGGCAGAGTGCCCAATTAATAAATGGTAATAAATAGATAAAAATGAACACTTACAAAATGAGAATTGTAGCAATGGATTGCTATGTAGACAAAGACGGATTAAAAGATTGTATTCATAACGTACATTGGAGTTATGAGGCAACAGATGGAACAAACAATGCTACTAGCATTGGTGTAGAATCTTTAGAAGCACCTAGTGAGGAAGAATTTACTCCTTTTGACGAACTAAGCGAAGATGACGTAGTAGCTTGGTTAGAGGCTAAGATGGATTTAGATAGCTTAAAAGCTAATTTAGATGACCAATTAGACAAGATTGCAAACCCTGTGATTATTACTAAAAGATTTAGTGCGCAAATAGACGAAACAATTGAATAAATTATTACTTTTGTAAAAATATTTTAATTATGAGTAAACTAGAGGAAAAAGAATTAGAAACTTTAAAAAAGCAAGAGCAAACAAAAGCCGCTGCCTTTCACGACTTAGGTATTTTGGAAGCCCAAAAACACGAAATACTACATTATTTAGCTTCGATTAACCAAGAGCAAAACGAAACTAAAAAAGAGTTAGAGGAAAAATACGGTAAAATAAATATAGATTTAAAAGACGGTTCTTACGAGCAAGTTGTTGAAGAAGTTGTTGAAGATTAGCGAATGGCTTTATTAAACTCATCTAACTTTTTATTATATAATGGCGAAACGCCGTTAGGTCATAGTAAAAGCACTACGTTTAATTTAAGTCAAGATTTGCTTGACACTACAAATAAAGATAGTGAAGGTTGGAGTGAATTTATTGCCGGAGTTAGAAGTGGTAAACTAAAGACGGAGGGTTTAACGGATTATAGCGATGCGTTAAATTATGAGCAATTAGTTGATTTACTAATAACAAGGGCGCCATTAACTATTTACTTTAAAGATTTTGTAAATAATAAGCATATAATAAGCGGAACCGGATATATTGAAGCGGTTAGTGAAAAAGCCGAAACAAATAATTCGGTTTCATTTGATTTGGATATTCAATTGACTTCATTAATAGGTGTTACTAACCAAAGAGTTTGGAATACTATATTTGAATATTGGAATACCATAGCCACCGCTTGGAATAACGTATAATTATTTATTTGTATCTTTGAAAAAACTTTAAATTAAAATTATAAATATATGGCTACTCAAGGCGTATTTAACGGAACCGACTTACTAATCAAAGTGATTGGAAGCGGCGGTACTTTAGCAACTATTGGACACACAACAAGCTGCTCGATTTCTTTTTCTCAAGACTTGCCAGATGCTACAACTAAGGATAGCGCGGGTTGGAATGAAGTTATTGCGGGAGCAAGAGGTGGTTCAATTTCTTTTGATGGATTGGTTGCTTATGACGATGCCGCCAACTCGGTAGAAATTGCTGATTACATTATCAATAGAACCAAAGTTGATTTTAGCTTTGGAACCGCGGCAAGTGGGGACACTATTTACACCGGTTCTGGTTTTATTGATAGCTTAGAAGTTTCCGCTGATGCTGAAAGCCCTGTTTCTTATAGTGGTTCTATTACCATTACAGGTGCTATTGCTTCTAGTGTAAACGCATAACAATAACAAATAAACGTAGGTAGGGCAATTATGCCCTATTTGCGCTTATATTTAATTTAAACATAATGGCAACAAGGAAAAGAGGCTACTACACTTTAAAGCTAGGGGGTAAAAATAGAAATATGCACTTTTCTATGAACTTCTGGGCTAATTTTACAGAAATTTTAGGAATATCTTTAGAGGATATTGGGCAAGTTTTTAATAATGGAATGAGCATTTCCAAAATTAGAACCCTTATATATTCCGGTTTATTGGCTTACGACCAAGAGGAGGGCAATCAAATAGACTATAACGAGTTTCAAGTTGGCGCTTGGTTAGAGGATATGCCGGCCGAAAAATTAGAGGATATTATTAACGCTATGTTAGAGTCTCGTATTTTAGGTAACGACCTTAATATGGGTATTCAACGTAAAGTAAAACGTACTACAAAAGCCGAGGGAAAGTAAATAGCCAACTTAATTGGGATTCCTTATTGGATTACTACATTGGGCAAGTTGGCATAAAACCAAACGAGTTTTGGTCTAACACTTGGAAGGAAAATCAATTACTAGGCGAATCGCATAATATTAAATTGAATATTCAATGGGAGCAAACGCGATATTTGGCTTCTATGATTATCAATGTTAATGTATCTAAGAAGGCTAATATGGTTTCGCCGGAACAACTATTTCCATTACCACAAGATTGCTATTTAGAAAAAGGCAAACCAAAATCTACTAAAGACCAATACGAAGCATTTAAGAAAAAGGTCGAATCTATGGCGCCCAAAAGTTAAAGGTTTATTTTTTTGTATTTTTGGAGTAAATTATAAAGTATGCCGGAAAGTATTTTAAAGGTTGTTCTACAAGGGGACGCCACCAAACTCAATGCTTCACTAAAAACCGCAAGTTCAAGGCTAGAATCTTTTGGAAAAAAGGTTCAAGGTATTGGTAAATCAATGAGCATTTACGTTACCGCTCCAATTACTTTGGCGGGTGGTGCGGCTATTAAATTTGCTTCTGACTTCCAAGAAAGTTTAAATAAAGTCGATGTTTCTTTTAAAAATTCAAGCCAAGAGGTTAAAGATTTTGCAAAAACTACATTAAAAAGTTTTGGTATTGCCGAGGGTACGGCTTTGGATATGGCCGCATTGTTTGGCGATATGAGTACTTCAATGGGTTTAAGTACTAATGAAGCGGCTAATATGTCTACTTCTTTAGTTGGTTTAGCTGGGGATTTAGCTTCATTTAAAAACATAAATATTGATGAAGTTACTACTGCTTTAAGTTCTGTTTTCACAGGCGAAACAGAAAGTTTAAAGCGCCTTGGTATTGTAATGACCGAAGTAAACCTACAACAATTCGCTTTAGAACAAGGCATTACTAAAAGCATAAAAAAATTCACACAAGCCGAAAAGGTGCAATTGCGTTATAACTATGTAATGGCGCAAACTACAAATGCGCAAGGAGATTTTGCTAACACTAGCGAAGGTGCGGCAAACCAAATGCGTATTTTTCAAGAGACTTTAAAAGAATTAGGCGTAGAATTTGGGCAAATAATGCTTCCATTATTTACTGAAATAATAACCAAAGTAAATGAGTTATTAAAAGAGTTTAAATCATTAGACTCACAAACTAAAAAAATAATTATAGTTATATCTGGGGTAACTGCGGCAATTGGCCCTTTACTTATTGCTATTGGGGTTATAACCAGCACCGTTATACCCGCATTAATTAAAGGTTTTGGTGTAGTAACTAAAGCCGCAGGGCTTTTTAGAATAGCAATAACCGCTGCAACTGGCCCTGTTGGTTTAATTGTAACCGCTATAACAGGATTACTTACTATTTTTACAAGTCTTGCTAATAAAATAGCACCTAATGTTAGTACAATTGACCAATTAAAGCA